CTCAGACGCTTCGGCGCCGGGCGCTAAGGTTTCTTTCGGTGCTTTACACTGCAAGGGTGACAACGCGGGGAGCTCCACAGTGTTCCTTCTTAGTTCCTGGCAAGCGTGCGGAGTTCTTGGCGGCAACGCTTTTGTATTGGCATTCACGGCTGCAGCATTTGCCGCGCCCGTGTTTGATAGCAGGGCGATATGGGCGATTCCGTTGGTAACAACGAAAAAATAACGGGTGGATGCACGGGCAAGGGATTTACCCCCGGAAAGTCTGGTAACCCTACGGGCCGCCCCAAACGGGCGCTCGTTACAGACCAGATCATTAAGCTGCTCAAACAGAAGAATCCCAAGACGGGCAAGCCGTACGCGCAGGCCGTGGCCGAAGGGCTTATCAAGGAACTGGCACGCGGGAAAAACGCCAAAGAACTCCTTGACCGAATCGAGGGGCCGATTACTCAGGCGGTCAACGTGACCGGGAACCTTGACGTGCACCTATTCGCCGACGAACTCGCGGCGGTGTGGGAACGGGAGAAAGCCGACGGTTGACTCGCGGGAGATCGCCCGGCACATGGGCCGCTACTCCCGAGAACCCATCAAGTTTTGCCGTGACCTGCTGCACGCGGAGCCCGACCCGTGGCAGGCGGAAGCGCTTGAGGCTATCGCGCAGGGGCACAACGTCGCGGTGCGCTCAGGCCATGGGGTGGGGAAAACCGCCATGCTGGCATGGACCACGCTCTGGTTTCTGACAACCAGGCCTTACCCGAAGATACCTTGCACGGCACCGACACAGCATCAGTTATCTGACCTGCTCTGGGCAGAGATTGCCACATGGATGGCGCGGTCAAGCCTGCGGTCTATCCTTACCTGGACAGCTACGAAACTGGCCTTGACAGGAGCGGAGGAAGCCTGGTTCGCGGTTGCACGGGCGTCCACCCGGCCCGAGAACCTTGCAGGGTTCCATGCTGGACACTTACTCTACATCGTGGACGAAGGTTCCGGCGTATCCGACAGTATCTTTCAGGCGGTAGACGGCGCACTTACAACCGAAGGCGCGCAGATCGTCATGGCCGGGAACCCGACGCAACTCGCGGGCTACTTTCACAGGGCGTTCCATGAGGGGCGTTCGCAGTGGTACAACATCGCGATATCAAGCCTTGACAGCCCGCGCGTAGATGCGTCCTACGGCCCCGGAATGGCCGCCAAGTGGGGCGCTGACTCGGACATCTTCCGGGTGCGCGTGCTGGGTGAGTTTCCGCTTGCGGAGACCACCTCATTCATTCGACTTGACGTGGTCGAGTCGGCAATCAAGCGGTTTGAAGCTGCGGAAGGCGAGGCCGAAGGAACCTGCGAGCTGGGGGTGGACGTGGCCCGGTTCGGAGATGATGAAACGGTTTTTGTTGTGCGGCGCGGGTATCGCGTCACACACATAGAGCGCCGTCATGGGTGGGACACCATGCAGACTGCCGGGCGCTCAGTTCAGATCGCCAAAGAGTTTGAGTGCGCCACAGTCTCAGTTGATGATACGGGCGTTGGCGGCGGAGTTACAGACGCACTGCGCCAAAATCTCCCTGACGCGGTGCGCCTCAACCCTTGCAACTTCGGCGGTGAGGGTGACGAACACTACCACAACGCGACCGGGGTCATGTGGGGGTTCCTGAAAGACGGTTTACGCGGTGGCCTACTGGAGTTTCCGAACGAGGCGGATCTTATAGGGCAGTTGACCACGCGCAGATTCAGCCTCACGCCGAAGGGCAAGATCGTTTTAGAGCGCAAAGAGGACATGAAAAAGAGAGGGCTGCCGTCGCCGGATATCGCCGACGCGGTGGCCCTCGCTTTTGCCGGTTCCTCACTGGCGGCAGCTCCCGCCGCAGGCGTGAGCATAGAGGGAAACAAAAACTGGTATGGGTCGAATTAGAGAAGCGTTTGACATTCTCAGGGGCAACCGGGCAGTAGAGGCGACAGGCGCGTCTATCGACTCGCTGATCAAAGAGGATATGGGTTGGCGGCGCCTGGGCGCTATGGCGTCTGACGCAAATATGCAGATTGCTGAGCATGACACGCTCACGACCATGGGCATCTGGTTTGTCCATAACAGCCCGCTCGCCATTGGTATCATCGACAAACTCGCCGCGCACATCTGCGGTTCGTCACTGGCCTTTACGGCCAAAGATGACAATCTCACCGAGGCCCTAAACGAGTTCTGGAACCACCCGGACAACAAGCTTGACGAACTACTCCCGCGCATTTGCCGTGAGTGGCTGGGGTACGGCGAGGTCACCATGCCCGCCTATACAGAGACGGAAACGGGGCTGATGCGCCTGGGCTACATTCACCCGGCAAACATCAGCGCCGTGGACGTATCGCCCGATAACTCCCGCCTGTTTACCACCGTCCACGAGAAGCGCGTGGGTATGGATGATGTCTCGTGGCAGACCATCGGCGGCGAGGTGGACTACGAAGCGCTGCTCAACGGTGATAAGTTCTGCTGGTACTGGCCGCATCAGAGGTTTATCGTGGGGCGCGGCAGACCAATCCTCGAACCCGCCTTCTACTGGATTCGGAAGGTAGAGGGGTTCCTGGCCGACCGCACGATGCTCAACAAGTTCGCGCTGGCCTTTACATGGCTCGTGACCATCACGGGGGCATCCCCGGCGGCAGTCAAGCAGCGCGCAAGCCAGATCGCAACGGAGGGCGTATCCTCCGGCGGCGTCAAGGTCACGAACGAAAACGAGTCGTGGCAGGCGTTGACGCCTAATCTTAACTCCGGCGGGGCGGTAGATGACCTTCTATCCATGCTCAGATACATCGCGCACACCTGTTCATTCCCTGAACACTGGGTTGGGGCATCCTCCGACGTAAACAGATCGACGGCGGGCTCTGCATCGGAGCCGACAATCAAGGTTCTGGAACTGCTCCAAAAGCAGTTTGTGGGCTTAGTCGTGGAGCCGCTTCTGAAAACACAGGCGGAGTTGTTCATAGCGGCTGGACGGCTCCCCTCTGGCACTGACCTCACGCTTTCCGTTGACCCGCCAGACCTCACCGTATCCGACAATCTCGCGGTCGCGGATGCAACCCAGAAGATGATATCGGCTGCGGCACAGGCCGTATCCGAGAAACTCATGGACGTGGGGACTGCCCGCACTGCGATCTTCAACGCGCTCGGAATGGACGTTCCCGAGGATATCGAAAAGCTCATACGGGACGATATTCAGGCGGACGAGATAGGCGTTTACAAGGCGGCTGCCCCGCCGCCAGTTCCCGATCAGTTACCGGGGCAGGAGTTGACTAATGGACAAACTAATCCGGGAATGCTCGCTATTGGAGGGCGAAACCGACCTGGAGGGTCTGCGAATCAGAAACGCAATCCTAATCCGGGTGGGAACCAGCAAAAACCGTAACCGATACTCAGAAGCGCTGCTGCGCGCGGGTGCCCCGCTGTTTGAGGGTTTGGGCGCATACGCTGGCCATCAGACAGACGCCGCCGGACGGCTGACAGACATGGCGCGCAAGAGCGACCCGCGCAACCTCATAGGCCGTTGGGGGAACGTGCGTTTTGAGGACGGCGCAATCCGTGGGGACCTGGAAGTTTACCCCACGGGCAAAACAGTTTTGGAAACAGCGCAGGCCGCAAGCGACCTCGTGGGGGTGTCCATCGACATCGCCGCGAAGTCCAAGGTTGTGCGCGAATCCGGTCAGATGATCCGCGACATTGAAGGATTCCAAAAGAATCCTTTCAACAGCGTGGATATAGTTGTCAATCCATCCGCAGGCGGGCGGTTGTTTGAAAGTGCCACCGATGATTGGTGGACTGGTTATCAGGAGAACACTGCAATGGATAAGTTCCTAGAGTCCATCATGGCGAAACCGGAGCTGAAGGCTTTGGTGGAGGCGACGGTGGAGGAATCCGCCCGTGAGGGTATGACTGCGGACAAACTGAAAGAGGATTACCCCGCAGTTTGGACTATTTGCGAGGCTACACTAGCCCGCGCGGCTGAGGCTGTCAAGCCGGAGCCCAAACAGGAAGCCAAGCCGGACACCTCCGCGCTGGACGCGGAATTGGAGAAGGCGCGCGCACTGCGCGAGTCTCTTGAGATCCAGGCGTCCGACAGCGCTCTGGATAGACGGCTGACCGAGTCGAAACTGCCGGACGAGATCGTGGGTATTCTGCGCCCATCATTCGCTGGACATACGTTCGACAAGGCCGAACTCGAAACCCGGATCACCGAGGCGAAGGCCGCACTGGCGAAGCTAAGCGGCTCTGGCCGCATTCGCGAGAACGGCGGGCAGGTGGACGTGGGGCTAGAGAACATCGAGCGCAAGAGCAAGGCTCTTGAGGGCTTCTTCGCCAACGCGGACATTGACAAAGTGCCGCGTTACAAGTCGTTCCGGCACGCTTACCATGACTTCACCGGGTCCCAGGGGATACTCGCCAATCCGTATGACATCCTCCGGGAGACGTACGGCGATCAGCCGTATGACTCCGCCCGTGAAACCATGACGATGACGGTTTGGGCGGATATCTTCGCGAACGTCATGTGGAAAGCGGTCATCAAGGAGTTTTCCAACCCTGTCAGTGACCAGGGGTGGCGCGCTATCACGTCCAACATCGAAACCATCACCACGTTCGACACCCAATCCCGGCTGCGCTATGGCGGGTTTGGCGTCATGCCGACAGTCACCGAAAACGGCACCTATCAGTCGTTGGCCGATCCCGGTGACGAGACTGAGACCTATGCTCTTGGCAAAAAGGGCGGGCTGTATTCGATCACGCTGGAGGCCATCGCCTCTGACCGCTCGGGTGCTATCCGCTCCATCCCTACTCGCATGGGACGCGCGGCGCGCATCACGCTGAACCGTGACGTGTTCGCTCTGCTGACCGCCAACGGGACCATGGGAGACGGGGTTGCGCTATTCCACGCCAATTCAGTTCTGCGCGGAGGAGACACGACAGGCGTAACGGGAAACCTCGGGTCAGCGGCATTCAGCACCGCGGCACTTGCCGCGCGCCGTCTGATTATGCTCAAGCGTGATACCTACACGGGTAGTACATTGACTACACGAACGAGGATGGACGCTGGCACAATCGTCCCGCGCATCATCCTCGTCCCGGTCGATCTGGAGCAGTCCGCGTGGGAAGCCACGAAGCAGGACCATAAGGCGACGGGCAATTCGGCTACCGCGCTGACAACGGACGTCGCCACAATCGGGAACTTTATGCAGTCTACCGGCTGGGACGTGGTAGTGGTTCCTCACTGGACGGACGCAACGGACTGGTATCTGGTTGCTGACCCTGCGAGTTGCCCGACGATTGAAGTCGGTTTCTTCAACGGGCGGCAGGAGCCGGACATCCTGAGCAAGGAAGAGTTCGAGGTTGACGCCATCAGCTATAAGCTGCGGTTCATTTATGGAACGCAGGTTTTGGAGCCCCTGTGCTTCGACCGCAACACTCCTGATTAAGCCTTCCCACTCCCGGCAGGTAACACGCAGGCGGGGGAGTTGCATGACGCGGCTCCCCCGCTCCCTTTAACGAATTGGAGACAAGACAATGGCTAAACAGCCAATCATGAATATCCCCGGCACGCATTACGCGACTGTGCGTTATCCGGGCCAGGCCGATGCAACCCTGTCCAATAATTGGGTTGTGTGGCAGGCGCCCTCGGATTGTAAGATCACGGCCATCACATGGACGCCCGACACTGCGGGGCCGACAGTCAACGGTACGAACTATGCCACCCTGAAGCTGCTGGACGGAGGTCAGAGCGGAACGGAAACCACGGTTATCAAGTCCAACGCCTTTTCCTCCGGCTCGACAGGCGTAGCGCTCACCGAGAACGTTCTGCTAACGGTGGCTGCCGACTACGCCATCGACGAGGGCGACCTGGTGGTATTCCAGAAGACCTACAAAGCCGCCGGGGCGGCTGTCCCGGCTGGCCTGCTGACCTTCTCCTATGCCAGCAAGTAGTTAACAATGCAAGGCAGGGGATCGGAGGCGACTCTGACCCCTGCCGCTTTTTGGGGACTGGAGGCGGCAACAGTTGACAGAAGAGACAGCAAGCATCCGAGTGGTAGCGGGGATGACGATCCCCCGGCTCTCATTCAGCCATACCTGGGCCTGTGTGCAATTGGCGGCAAAGGCACTCGGCATCACGGTATGGACTGACAACAGCGTCTACTGGGAGGCGGGGCTTTCCCGCCTGATTCACCGCGCGATAGACCAGGGCTGCGAGTGGTTTATCTCGCTGGATTTTGACTCTATCTTTTCGGTCGATGATCTTCGGGAGCTGATGACGTTGGCAGTGTCGAGTAACGCCGATATCATCTGCGCGGCGCAGATGAAGCGGGGCAAAGACCCGATGATTATCGCGACGGTTCGGGATGCTGACGGCACGACCATGAAATTTGGTCCGCAGCCGCAGCCGATACCCGAGAAACTGCTGCAAGTGCGGACGGGGCATTGGGGGATGACGGCGGTACGCCTGAGTGCGATGGCGCGCGTTCCTGAGTTCTGGTTCCCCAACACGAACGAGCAGGGCTCCCAGATCGACCCGGACATGGCTTTTTGGGATAAGGCAGAGCGGGCCGGGCTCAAGGTCTGCCTCGCGCCGAACATCCGCATCGGGCATCTGCAAGAAGTTGTTCTGTGGCCGGACCCCATTCTACGACCGCTTGAGCAATATATCGGGGAATGGGCGGAAAACCAGAACCCCCCCGCCGGATTCTCGTTTGACGACTCAAAGGCGCATGCCCGGATTAACCTCCCGCCTCTCCACGCTTTTGATTGCGATAAGCGCAACGTCTACTCACAGCATGGCGAAGACGGGGTGCTCAAAGCGATCTTCAGCGAGATAGGCGCGGAGAACAAATGGGTGTTGGAGATCGGCGCGTCCGATGGGCTGTTCATGTCTAACTCACGCGCGCTTATCGAGGATGGCTGGAGCGCGGTGCTTATCGAGTCAGACGCGGGGAAGTTCGAGCGTTTGCAGGCGCTTTATGCGGGGGCCGAGCGGGTGCACTGCGTACACATGACCTGCGTGGACTTGGACGCGGCGCTTTCGGATACGCCTATCCCGCAGGACTTCGACCTCGCGATCATCGATGTGGACGGGCAGGATTACCACCTGTGGAACGGGATGCTCAAATACCGCCCGCGTGTGGTCTGCTGTGAGTTTTCAGCCGATGACGCGGACGACTTTATCCCGCAACGATTATCGGTTGGGCAGGCAGGGCGAAGGGCCATCATGGAGCTTGCGGCGGCGAAGTGTTACCGGCCTGTAGCGGAATGCGGGGTGAACATTATCAGCGTCCAATTGCAATCGCTGGATTTGCTGAAAACCGATGTGGCTTTCGTCGGAGAGGCCGCCTCCGAACCGGCGGAGGCCACTACCTGACATGGCATCTCTAGCCTGGTGGGAGGTCGAGGCCGCGCGCGCACGGCGCGCACTGGACTCTGCGGGTGCACGCCAGTTGCGCGAGATGCGCAAACTCCTCAAGGGCGCCGGGGAAGAAGTGCTGCAGCGCATGGCGGCTGCGAGGCCGGGGACCTACACGTATCAGTATCTTGAGGCGCTTGCCGACGAGATCAAGGGAGTGACGGCCACACTTGAGGCGAAGTTGGGGCAATTGGTTCCGGGGCAGGTGGAGGAAGCGGCGGCGCTTGGACAGGAATCAGCCGACCGCGTCACGAGTAAGTTTCAACCCAGGAGCGGGCGTATTCTGCTACGCCCGGCGTTGGATCATCAGCAGTTGTTGCTGTGGTCGAACTTCCGCCTTGATCTTGTGCGCAACGGAATCACGGAACCCGTCAAGCGTGCCATGGTGAGCCAACTCAAGTTGGGATACGCCGCAGGGCGGACACCCTTTGAGAGCATGACGAAGCTGGCGGGCATGTCCTTTGACAAACTCTCCTTTGCGTCTAAGTTCCACCGGGCAGAGGCGATTGTGCGGACTGAGAACGGGCGTGTGGCCGCGCAGGCGAATCAGGCCCGCGGTGAGCAGTATAATGCCCTGTCAGCCGCGAACGCGGCGGCGAGAGGTGAGAACGCCCCGCTATGGCATAAGCGCTGGATAACGGCGGAGGATGAACGCGTACGCCCTTCGCACGCTGCCGTTGGGGATCTGAAACCTATCGCGCTTGACGCGAAGTATCAGGTTGGCGGGCATGAAGCCATGTATCCGCGCGACCCGGCACTCCCGCCGGAGGAATCCGTCAACTGCCGCTGCACGAGCATAAACATCCCGCCGGGGATGACAGACTTTGACGAGGTAAAGGCCAAGAGGAAGGCGAAGGCAGAGAAGGCCAAGGCTCCGAAGAAACCGCGAAGAAGCTGGGAGGGGCAGTTCTGAGCCTGAAGCCCCCTCCAGAAGGGCCGGAGGAATCGGGCGTCATCTTCTAACCGCATCGCCGGGGGCAAGGATTTAGAATGAGCATACTTCTCAGAGACGGATTTGCGAGAACGGTTGTAGATGGGTTGGGGATACCCGCGCTAGGCTCTGCCTGGGTATGCGTCTCTGAGACAGACGGCACGGACCAGCTCGCGCTGTGGGACGTTGACGGCACAAGCGCCACTCTGTCACCCGGCGACCCCGTCCTGGCGCTTGCGGGCACCACAGAGGCGGGAAACTGCGAGGCAGTTGTAAAAATCACGAGCATGGGAGCAGCTTCCTCCGGCGGGGCTCTTGTACTGGGGCTAGGCACC